TGGATACCCCCCCCTGTTTTCCTAAGATTTTTCTTTTTTTATTCGTTTTTTTCCTATTATTTTTCGAAAAAAATACGAACCCACTATTTTTTATAACTTTATTGTTATTTTTTTTATCAGGTCCAAAACCATGTGCAGCCAATTTTAGAACATCAGTTAAACTCGCATCGCTTTTTCGTCTGTTTGCTTTATTAGATATAATTTGTACATTACCTACAACATATCCTTTGCTGGCGTCTATTCGATCTATTGATATACCATTGTTTTTTCTTGAATCTGTTAAACTCATAGATGAATATATTAAATCAATATCTTCATATATCGGACACTTAACTGGTAAAACTGGATATTTTTCTCTAAGATGTTTTATTAAAATACGCGATGAATCATTTATTAATTTAACTTCGTTTTCTCTAGTTCTACTGCAACAATTAGTAGTCAATCTTTCAACTCTTTTCCAACGTGCTTGTTCAGATGTCGCGCATAACTCGTTTGTCTTGTTTCTTTTTTCTTTTTCCTGTTTTGTATGACACGATCTGCAAATTTTTCCACCTCTTTTATATTCATTTTCGTGTATATTATCGCCGGGAATTAAAACTAGCGAACAAACGCAGCATTTTCTTTCTTGATTAAATGTGATGTCCATATTTATTGACATACTACATTTATAGCCGCCGATGTCAAAAAAAATTTTTATAATACAATACTATCCGCCGCTTTCAACTACTATCCAGCACTTAGCGTCAACATTCTTTAAAGATTGTTTATAGTATTCATGTTTTTTTAGAAATCGACATGTCGAATTTTTATAATTGATATATGCGCGTATTAGTTACTGGGGGTTCAGGTTTCATAGGCACTCATTTAATAAATAGGCTGTTGAATGATGGACACGAAATATATAATATAGACAAAATTCCCAGCCCCGCACTTCCCGATCATCGGCAAAAAATCATAGACATATTAGATGTTGATATTAATGATAATATATTTAAGAATATAGATTGTATCATTCATCTTGCTGCAATGGTAAGTGTGCCGAAATCATTTGACGATCCTATAAATTGTTTTGGCAATAATACATTCTTGACTATAAAAATATTATCAGCCGCCAAACTCCATAATATTAAAAAATTTATATTCTCATCTAGCGCAGCAGTGTATGGTGATAAAGAAGGCACTGTTAGTGAAACAGATATTACAGAACCAAATAGCCCATATGGATTAGATAAGTTAGTGTCCGAAAAGTATATACAAATGTATTGTCAATTATGGAGTATTGATTATTTAATACTGCGATTCTTTAATGTATATGGGGCTGGGCAGAATCCGCAATACGCTGGCGTAATAACTGCATTTAATATCGCCGCACAGAAAAAAGAACCGTTGATTATTTATGGAGATGGCGAACAAACTAGGGACTTTATAAGCGTAAATGACGTATGCAATTATGTTTCTAGACTATCTATTCTGATGGTTAAGAACGAGATATTTAATATTGGAACTGGCAACTCTATTTCTATAAATTCACTAGCAAAACAGTTCGGAAATAATATCGTCTATAAAGAAGCAAGAAAAGAAGTGCGGAACTCATGTGCAAGTATAAATAAATTAAATTCAATATTTAAAAATGTATAAAACTTTAATATTTAATTATTATTTCGATAAGAATCAAGAAAGAAATAATGAATTAATATATTGTTTTGAAAAAAATTTGCAAGCTGGATTTGATTGTATTGTTATTTTTTCAGAAGTAGATATAAATACAGTATATAAAAATATAAATAACAACATATTAAAAAACTTTAATGGTAAAATTCTTTTTACACAAACAAAATATCGACCAACATTTAATAATTTATTTGAAGTTTCAAAACTAAACTTTTTTGAAAAAGAAAAAGAGAAATTATTTTTTGTCGCCAATACTGACATATATTTTGAAAATTTAAATAAGGTAGAAGATTTTTATCGTTCGATTGATGATAAAAGTAACACGGTATTAGCTTTAACTCGTTGGGATATCCAAAAAGATGGATCTAGTAAACATGTAGATCGAATTGATTCTCAAGACGCATGGATATTTTATGATGTAATTAATTTTTGTTTAGAATCTGATTTTTATATGGGAATTCCAGGTTGCGATAATAAATTAGCTTATGAATTATATCGCAATAATTATAATATCTTAAATCCTAGCGATACAATAAGAATATATCATTACCATTTAAGTAATATAAGACGATATTTTGATAACGATGAAACTCACGAAGCTTTTCTTGATAAACCTTCAAAAAGAATTGATGGCCCATATTATTTATTCGATCAATATGAAAAATTATTAAAAGATAAAGAAAAAAAAAGAATAATATCTTTTTCTTTATTTGGTGATGATCCTAAATATTGTATTGGCGCAATTAAAAATGCTAAATTAGCTAACCATATCTATTCAGGATGGATTTGTCGATTTTACATATCTAAAGATGTGAATATATCTTATATCGATGAATTAAAAAAAATGAATAACACTGAGTTAGTTATAATGAATGAAATTGGAAATTATAATGCTAAATTCTGGAGATTTTTACCGATATGTGATTCTTCTGTAGATATTATGATATCTAGAGATTGTGATTCTAGATTATGTATGCGTGAAAAATATGCTGTTGATGATTGGATATTGTCAGATAAAAGTTTTCATATTATGAGGGATCATCCTTATCATGATGCAATAATAATGGCCGGTATGTTTGGTGTAAAAAAAGGTTGTTTGCCTAATTTCGCTGAACTTTTAAAAAATTATGATAAAAATAATAACTATGAATGTGATCAATTTTTTCTTGAAGATGTCGTATACCCTTTAATTAAAAATAATTGTGTCGTTCATGACGAGTTTAAAGAAAATAAGCCTTTTCCTACATTAAGATCTTATAATAAAAAATTTGTAGGTGAAATTTATGATGAAAATGATATGCGTTACTCAGAGCATTATAAACTTATTTGATAATTTTGCTTTATATTTATCGATTTTAATATAAAATATTATGATGATTTCTAGAGAACAATTAGTCAGTATTTTTGAACGAAATAAACTTATAGGAAAAGGAGTTGAAATAGGATCTTTTGAAGGAGGATACGCGAACCAAATTCTAAAACAATGGTCAGGTAAACTTTACTTAGTTGATGTATGGAGACCATTGGATATTAAGGATTACCAAGATTCTTCTAATCAGCACAATTATAAAAATATTATTAATTCTTGTTTAGATAATATTCGTGGTAATGAAAATAGATGTTTCATGATAAGAAGTGATAGCGTCAATGGAGCGGAATTATTTGCTGATGAATCATTAGATTTTATTTATATTGATGCTAATCATAAATATGAATTTGTTAAGCAAGATATGCAAATATGGTTTCCAAAATTAAGGCGCGGTGGTGTTTTCGCTGGACACGATTATTTGAAAATGGATTGGTATTCTGATGGAAATTATACAGAAAATGGAAAAGATAAACATATTTGGACTCAAACTTCAAGTGGAAAATTTGATAATTACGCAGGACAGTTTGGCGTGAATCCAGCGGTAGATGAATTTTGTAAAAAACACGGATACAAGTTTGATTTGACAAATGAATGGTTCGCTTCTTGGTATTTTATTAAATGATATGAATTATTATATAACACATAGCGATAAAAATTATGTTGAAGTTGCAGAAAAATTATTTAAAAGTCTAGAGTTAAATTCTAATTTAAAAATATTATATTATACAGTAAATTTTGAATATGAAAATAAATTCTCCAATGTAATTCCAATACATTATCAAACTAATTTTAAAAAAACTTCTGGTTTTACAGAAGAAAGAAATATAAATAATAATTCTGAATCAGTAAGAGCGAATCTTTTATTTTTAAAATCTAAAATATGCAATGAATCACTAAGAAATGAAAATGATAATTTTTGCTATTTAGATGCTGATTGTATAGCTGTCGAAAACTGTGATAAAATTTTTGAAAGCGCAAGTAAAATAACTTCATATCCATTGCTAGGAGAAAATTGTCATGAATATATGATTTATTATGGAAAAGGAAATCCTTTTTTATCTAATGGCAGTTTAGATTTAAATTTATGTTTAGAAGCGTCATTATTGAAAAAATTAAATATTCCAATTCATAAAAGAACTTCTTTATATAGACAAACTAATATTTTATTATTTAATAAAAAATGCTTAAATATAATTAATGAGTGGGAAAAAATTTGTTATAATTCTGTAGTAACATCTGAATGGAATAAATACGCTTGTTTTAATGATGAGACTGTATTGAATTGTATATTATGGAGAGACGATATGAATGATCATTTATCCCAAATTTCAATAAATATTCCAGCTAAAGATGATGATGGTAACTTTGTTGAGCCTAAAAAATTAAATGATTTTATAAATGCTTATAAAAACCCAAAAGATAATGATTTTTATTATGGAACTTTTTGTAAAATCCCTAGTAAGGATAAAATAAATAATATAAAATTTCTACATGGAAGAGTTTCTGAGGATCAATTTGAATATATTAATAAAAACCTCACTAAACAAAAAAATAAAATCCAGTATTTTGTCACGCATAGCGATGAAAAATATCTAAGTGTTTGCGAAAAATTATTTGAGAGTTTAGAATTAAATTCTGAATTACAAATTTTATATTATACAGTAAATTTTAAATATAAAAATCGTTTTAAAAACGTTATTCCGATTTATTATGAAATAGATTTAAAAAATACTGGTAAAAGCTTAAATTATTCTAATGTATTTAATGTAAAAGAAAATGAGGTAGTAAACTTTTTATTTTTAAAGCCAGAAATTTATAATGCGGCTTTAAAATACGGGGATAATGATTATTGTTATATAGATGCGGATTGTTTAGCTTTGAAAAATTGTGATGAAATTTTTAAAGAAACTGTAAATATTGTTAATTATCCATTACTCCCTAAAGGTCCGCATGATTATATTATTCATGATGGACGAGGAATACATTTTAATAATGATGGAACTTTAAATTTAGATTTATGTCTAGAATCTGATTTATTGAAATTTATTGGATCAGATTCAAGTAAAAGAACATCTTTGTATAGAACGGCTCACATAGTTCTGTTTAATAATAAATGTAAAGAAATAATACAAGAATGTAAAAATATTTGCAACACGCCTAAAGTGCTAGAAAACTGGAAGAAATACGCAATAATGACTGACGAAACTGTAATAAATTGTGTATTATGGAAATATAATTATTACAATAACTTAGATCAAATTTCTATTCATATACCTTCATTAGAAAACAATTCATTTGTTTCTAATGAAAAATTCGACCAGTTTATAGAAGCGTTTTTAAAACCAAATGAACAAGAATATATGTATGAAAATTTCACAAGAATACCTAACTCTTCTAAAATAGAAAATATAAAATTTTTACACGGTAAAACCAATGATAATCAATTTAAGTTAATAAAAGAAAAAATATTTATGATAAAAACTCAGAATGAAAAAGAAAATAAAAGTGATTTGTTGTTAATTATTCATAGTTCAAGTCTTGGGGATACTATTGCTGCAACTCCAGTTTTAAGAAAATTATATAAGAGTTATAATAAAAAAATTGACATTGTAACTTATCATCCTGAAATTTTTAAGAAAAATAAATATGTAAATATTGTACTAGACTATTCATCAACTAACTTAAATAATTTATCTTATAAACAAAAATTTGAAACGTTTTTAGGTGTAGGGGGAATAAAAAATAATCTAGGAGTAGAAAAAAAGCATAATACAATAGATATTCGTCAATTTCATGCTATTGATCTTGGATTCATGTTGCATGAGAATGAAATGGAATATGATTTTCTAGCAGATGATTATATTAATATAAACAATTTACCAGAAAAGTATGTCTGTATTCATGCAGCTAATACTTGGCCGTCTAGAACATATTCAGACGAAAAATTTCAACAACTAATTGATAAATTAAATAATAATAATATTCCAGTCGTTTTGATTGGAAAAAATTCAATTGAGCGTGGTTATTTTATAATAGATAAACAGACCAAAAAATTATCTATAAAAAATGGATTAGATTTAACTAATATTTTAAATTTATCTCAGTGTTGGCATGTTATTAATAAATCTATATGCTTTATTACTATGGATTCTGGGCTTCTTCATTTAGCTGGAACCACTGATACAAATATTATTCAGTTAGGATCTTCTATAAACAATAAATTAAGAGCGCCATATCGTAATGGTTCTCAAGATTATAAATATAAATACATAAGCGGTTCATGTAATGTATTTTGTGCATCAGATATTAAATATGGTGTCAAAGAATGGGGAAATATTCAAGGAGTTCCTCCGTTAATAAATTGTTTAGAAAACAAAAATACTTTTGAATGCCATCCTAATTCAGTAGATATATATAATTATATAATTCAGAATTTTATTAATTTATTTGATTTAAAAATAGATTTATTTAATTTAGATACGAGTGATATTAATAATGTCATTATTAACTATAGATCTAAAAATGGTAATATAAATAATTGTCGTGTTAAACTATTAGATATTCAAACTAAAACGATTCTTTATGAAGGTTGTATAAGTATAGAACAAGGAATAGATTATTGGACTAGTGTCGGTAATATTTCTACAATTATATCAAATGATATTCGCGTATTATTTTTTGATAAAGATGTCATAATTTTTGATAAAATATATAAAATACATAAACAAGACAGAAAGACTCCGGTTAGTCATTTATGTTTTAATTATGATTTACATTCTTCTAATTTATATGAAATATACATATGCAAAGATTATGAATATAAAGATATTAAAATAGAAACAGATGATGTTGTAGTAGATATAGGTTCGAATCTATCAACTTTTATACATTACGTTTTAGAGAATAATGCTAGTAAAGTTTATTCTTGTGAGCCAGCATCATATTGTATAAAAATAATTAATAATTATTTCAAAAATAATGAAAAAGTAATAATTAATCCAATAGCTATCTCTAATAAAAATGATTTTTGTTTTATCGAATCTTTATCTGATGGATGTGGTTCTAACAAATTGACTTATGCAGAAGCTAATAACAAGTCGTCATATATTAATTGTAATACAGAAAAAGTAAAAACTCAAACTTTTAAAACTTTTATCGAAAACAATGATATTAAAAGTATAGATTTTTTAAAAGTTGATTGTGAAGGTTCGGAAGTTTTCATATTCGTCGAAGAAAATAAAGATTTTTTTAAAAATAAAGTTCATAAAATTGCTATTGAATACCACAACAAAGAAAAAGATAATATAATTTCTTATCTTAAATCTTTGAATTATGAAGTTTATGAAAAAAATAATTCTTTTGGAGAAGTCGTTATTGGAATGATTTATGCAAAAAACAAAAGTTTTAATAAACAACCTATAACTTTATTTTTAGCTCCTCATCTTTCAACTGGTGGATCACCAGCTTATTTAAAATGGTTAATTGAGGAAAATATTAAAAAAAATATTAAACCTGTAGTCATTGAATACTGTAATTATGGCGCATACGAGGTTCAAAAAAAAGAAATTATAAATTTAGTTGGCAAAGATAATTTTCATACTTTTGGTAACCACTGGGATTCAGATTTAGAATATGACGAAAAATCTCTGAATTTAATAAAATTAATTGAAGATATTAATCCGTCAGTTATTCATTTAAATGAGATTTCTGAAATATTTAGTTTGAAAAAGATGACTTCGTCGTTATTTAAATATCTATATTCTAAAAATAGAAAATTCAAACTAGTCGAAACATCACACACTTCAGAATTTAATTTTCATAATAAATATTATTTGCCGGATAGGTTTGATTTTTGCACATCGCATCATTTAGAAAAAAGCGAACACCTAAATGTTGAAAAAAATATTGTTGAAATGATTATCCCAAATAAACTTAGGCCAAATAGATCAGAAACATTGAAAAAACTTAATTTGTCTGAAAATTATTTTCATGTCTTAAATGTTGGATTGTTTACAAAAGATAAAAATCAAAAATATTTATTTAATTTAGCGGAAAGACTACAAGATAAAAAAGTTGTATTTCATTTTGTCGGTAACACATGTTATTATGATGATTGTGAAATAACCGAAAAACAAAAGGTATTATCAAATTGTGTTTTATGGGGCGAAAGAAATGATGTAGATATATTTATGTCATGTATGGATTTATTTGCTTTTCCATCTTTAAAAGAATTGAATCCCATATCTATTAAAGAAGCTTTAAGTTGGAGCATGCCATGTTATATAAATTATCTTGAAACTTATGGTGAAAAATACGATAATAATCCGTTAATAAATTACATACAAAACGATAATTTATTCAAATTACTAAATAATTTACCTTATGTATAAGCATAAATTTGGAATAGTTACTTCATTTTATAATACAGAAGAATTTGTTGATAGCGTTTTCGAGTCAATACTAAATCAAACTTATAAAAATTGGGTTTATTTTGTAACTGATGATGGAAGCTCCGATAGAACGAAAGAAAAAATTTTAAAATATTGCGACAATATAAAAATATTTTATGTTGAACAAAAATTTAAAAAAGAAATGTTCTGGCAACCGCAGCGTTTTATAACTGAAGATTGTGATTATCTTATAACGATGGACTCTGATGATTATGTGTTGCCAAAAGCACTTGAAGTTTATAATAATGCTTTAAATGAATATAAAGATAAAAATATAGTATTTATTTCTTGCGACTCTGCTTGGATGAACGATAAAATGACTTCTTTATTAAATTATACATATGTATATCATGATAAATCATATTATTTAAATGATAATGATGTTGAAAGAAATAGAAGAGGTATTGATAGAATTTCGCCAAATACTTTTGGAAGTTTTCGTGGAATAAAAAATATAAAAGGATTGGATTTTGGAGTGAACTCTTATAATGCTGCTGGAAACAATGATATGTTGCATACTGGATTGTTACAAAATTTTGGAAATTCATTAATTATTCAAAGAAATTTGTACAAATATAGATATAGAACAAATAGTATATCGCATAAAATATTAAATAATAACGAATGGAATCACACGGTATTAATAAGAGATATTTTAAAAGATAAAGTAACTAATTTTGATTGCCGAGTTATTAACATGGAATTTAAAAATCTTTATACAGATTTTTGTTCTTTATTGATGTGTGAAGAATTAGCAAATATTAATAGTGATTATAGAGTTAATTTAATAACTAAATTTATTAACAAAGATTTTAGTCATTTAAAAAATCTTTATAAGGAGCATTTTATAGATATAAATAATTTTGTTGATGATTTCGATTTTTATGTACTGAATTTAACTGATTATGATTTAGACAATAAAGATGAAATAAAAAAAATTATTAACTATGTAAAATCAAAAAATTTTTATAAAATAGTTTTATATTATCATGATCGAAGAGATTCTTCAGAAATAGAAAGTAATCCAAAATATAATATTGAAAAAATTGATAAAATACTTTCGCAATATTTTTCAACTTATTATTGGGCGAGTTATTATAGAAACACTTCTTATATGTCAGAAAATTTAAACTATGTTAATATAAAAAACTCTATTAATATCGTGAATGAATCTCCGAGTTTAGGTGATTGTATAGCGTGGGTTCCGATAGTAAATGAATTTGCAATAAAAAATAGAACAAAAGTTAACTTGTACACTCCAAATAAAGAAATATTTGTAAACGAATATCCAATGATAAATTTCTTCAACTACTCAGAAAAGCCAGATAATAATATATCAATAGGATGTTTTGATGATAAAAAGTGGCGACCAATTTCTTTACAACAAGTGGCTTGTGATATTTTAAAACTAGATAATAAGGAAATTCGTTGTAAACTAGATTTTAATAAAACTAAAAAATCTAATTTTAATAAAAAATATGTTTGCATAGCCACTCAATCAACTGGTCAATATAAATATTGGAATAGAGAAAATGGATGGATACAAGTTGTTGACTATTTGAAAAATCTAGGTTATGATGTTGTTTGTATTGATAAGCATTATTCTTTTGGTAATGCAGAAAAAATGAATGTTATTCCATATAACGCAATAAATAAAACTGGTGATTTGCCATTAGAAGACAGAATTAATGATTTATATCATTGTGAGTTTTTCATAGGTTTGGGATCTGGATTGTCTTGGTTAGCGTGGGCATGTGAAAAACCAGTGATTATGATTTCAGGTTTTTCTGATCCTATATCAGAATTCTATACTCCATATAGAGTTCATAATAAAAATGTTTGCAATAGCTGTTGGAATGATTTTACATGTACATTTGATAGATCTAATTGGTTATGGTGTCCAAGAAATAAAAATTTTGAATGTTCACGCGAAATAACATTTGACATGGTAAAAGAAAAAATAGATCTTTGTATCAAAGATTTATCAAATAAATGAAAGTTAAAATTGTCTTAAATACATCTTCTTTAGGTGATACCATTGGGGCTGTAGCTCAGGTAGATAAATATCAAAAATTGACAAATAATGAGGTTGGTTTTTATATTAATAATGCTTTTGTAAATCTTTTTAAAAATTCATATCCTAATATATCTTTTAATCCAATTAATTTTGAATTTCAAGAGTTAAAATATATTAATTTTTATTTTGACCGCCCATTACAAAAAGGTTTCTCTGATGATCTTGGAATGCAGTATGAAGAAATAAATACTAAAATTGATAATCATTCAAGTGCTAGACATATAAAACAAAAATATATAACTATATCAACTCATTCTACACATCAAGGTAGATATTGGAATAATGATAATGGTTGGAATGACTTAATAAGATATTTAAAATCAAAATATGATATTTCTACGGTTTGTATAGATAGAGATCATTCTTTTGGAATAAAATCTTGTATGAATCCAATTCCTAAAAAAGCAATCGATAGATGTGGTTTAAATTTGAAAGAATGCATTAATTATATTAGTCATGCAGAATTCCATGTAGGAACATCTAATGGTTTATCATGGTTGGCGCATGGAATAGGTAAGCATACTGTGCTTATATCTAATGTTACAAAACCTTGGTGTGAGTTCACTACAAATATAACAAGAATATATGATGATTCTATTTGCAGCGGATGTTTAAACGAAGAAAAATTTGATCCTACTGATTGGTTATGGTGTCCAAGAAAAAAGAATTTTGAATGCACCAAAAAAATAAATTTTGAAAGTTTAAAAAGCAAAATAGATAATTGTATAATTAATTTATGATTAATCTTTTAGTAGATGAAGCATACGCTTTCGATTATCTTAGCATTTTAGAAGTAAAAAAAGAAAAATCTTGTAATAGTTATACAGCTTGGATCAATTGTTGGTCTAATTTGCAAAGCCAGTTTGATTCAGAAAAATGGTTATCGATAATATATTCAGAAGAATATAAAAACATGATTAAAGCTAATCGATTAACATTTGACGCAGTTGATAAAGCTAAAACCGATGAAGTAACCGCAAAATACGTAGATCATTGTAATTTTCAGAGATATATAGCGAAACAAAATTTTCAAAAAAAATTCTTTAACAATGAATTGCAAGAATATAAAATAGGTTATGATAAATACACAATCTGATATAAACTTATATATAGAATATTCTAAATTTATGCAGAATGCTATATTAGAACAAAATATTCCATGCTATTTAATTGGAGGGGCTTTAATAAATTGTTTGAGAGATAATGGAAAATTGTTAACAGATGATATAGACTTTGCTATTATATTCGATGGTAATTTTAGCGATATATTGAAAATACTTGAAAAGTCTGGATTGCTATTTAGTTGGGAGTGTTTTAATTCTATACTTCGTATATTCCCGCTTTGTAGAAAAGAATTGAAAATTGAGTTGTTTTTATTTGTTAAGCGTCATGTAAATTATTACATGTATGAGGCGCACTGGCCTCATGAGCGCATATCTAGTTTTCAGACTTTTAAAGAACAAAAAGTAGTTTTAGAAAATAAAGAGTTTGTAACATTTTTTAAACCAGAGTTGTTCTTAACCACGGTTTATGGTGATTGGCGTCAAGCTCAAAATGCTTATTTTTGTAGAAAAGGAGGGGACACAACACATTTAAAAGATTGCATTTTTTATACAAATGAAGACAACTATGATAAAATAGATTTTCAAGTTGAAAATCTAAAAATAATTTTTAAAACCGTTTCTGTAAAAAGAAATTTGGAAAAAATAGATGACAGTAAAATCAATATCTTTGATAATTTTTATTCTGAACAAGTTTCAAAAGAAACTAATTTGTTTTATAGTGATTTTGTAAAATTCTTTATCAAAGAAAAAATTAAGTATTTCGATCTTCAATAATTTTTTTTATTATATCTGAAGTGCATATACCACTTGTTCTTTCTAATAAAATTAATTTTCCGTCGCTTACTGGATAAAAATATTTTAAAAATTTTTCGTTTTCTTTTCCGGTAAACATACAATCAGCTTTTAGTTTTTCTAATAATTCATCAGTTGTTATTAAATCTGCGTTTTCGTAGATTTCATCGACATATTTGCATGAACGTATGATTTCTAGCCTGTTATTATAACTAATGACAGGTTTTCTTTTTTTATAACTGATAACCTGCTCATCATTATGAACACCCACAATAAGTTTATCACAATTTTCTTTTATCCTTCTTAGCATATTAACATGACCAATATGAAATAAATCGTAAACCCCATTTGTATATGCTGTCATAATATTAAAGATTCAAATATATATTCATAGTAATTACATTGTTTTTCTAAAGTAAATTTTAAAATAGCATTTTTATAACAATTTTCAGGATTAATTAATTCATCTATATTTTGGATGGCATAAATCATATCGTTTACGACGGAACATCTTAATCCAGTTTCTCCTTGTAGTACCGTTTCAGTAAAACCGCCAAAATTTGTTGTAATGGTAGGCGTTCCTGAAAATTGAGCTTCAATAACTGTCCAATTGCATGGCTCCATAAACAAAGAAGGAGCAAATAAAAATTTTGAATCGCTTAATAAATTCATTCGTTGAATAGGATCAACAAATCCAGTGAATTTACAATGTTTAGTTTCTTTAAGGTTTAAGATATTTGGTCCTGCAAAAATAATATCTTGCCCAATATAATTACAAATATCGTAAGCTAATTTAGCTCCTTTTTGTTCGGTAATTCTACCTAAAAATAATGCTGTATTTGATTTTTCTTTTTTATATATAAAATCATTCGTATCAAAACCAGGATACACAATATATTCATGTCCTAAAGAAATATTTGTTGCAGAACTTCCGTGCATTTTGTGCATTTGACTATATGTTTCAAAGATTTTAATCGGAGCAAACATGCTATCATATCCAATGCTTGGTTCTACTACGATAGATTTATCATAAAAATGTTTAACGCACGGTTCATGAGCAAATCCAAACCAGCATAATATAAATTCGTTATTTGATTTTATTCTTTTATTTAATTCAATAATACAATTATCATTAAATATTTTTATAGCTTCTGTTCCTACATTTTGATCGAATCCTTTAATCTTCCAATCATTTAAGTTGCCATAACTCTTTTTTAATATATCATTATTAATAACATTAATATGTTCTGTGCAGTTAACAATAGAATCTTCATGACCATAATGATAAACAGTATGTCCTCTTTTTGTCATTTCGTCGCAGAACTTGTAAACTTTTTGAACAAACGCGCACAATGAAACATTTTTGTTAGTTGGCGAATAAGGTACGCTCAAACAGTGAAAAACCATACAATATAGTGTAACTGAATTTATATCATGTCAACCAAAAAGAAAAGAATTCCAAAGGAAAAAGAAGACATTAAGCAAAATATTGATGATAATCATCTTAAACTTGTTAGATTAAATATTAAAGAATTTAAACTTACAGATAAACAAAAAAGTTTCGCTCAGATAGCTTTTGATAAGAATACTAAAATTATTTTTATCAATGGTCCCGCTGGAAGCTCTAAAACTTTCTTGGCTGTTTATTGTGCTTTGCATATGTTGAATTCAAATCCAAAATCAGAAATCAAGTATATTCGTACTATAGCAGAATCTGGAGAAAGAGCTTTGGGATCTTTGCCTGGAACTGTAGATGAAAAGTTCAATCCATTCATGATGCCTCTTTATGATAAATTGGATGAATTGCTACCGATGTCTCAATCAAAATATTTAGAAACGAATGGTTATATTGAAGCTCTTCCTATTAATTTTCTAAGAGGCGCAACTTGGAATGAAAAAATTATTATTGCAGATGAGTCTCAAAATTACAGTAATAAAGAATTGGTAACTCTTTTAACTCGTATTGGCGAAGGAACAAAAATGTTTATTTGTGGAGACGCGATGCAATCAGATATTGGCAATAAATCTGGTTTTATGAGAATATATGATTTGTTTAATAATAAAGAAAGCGAAGAGCGCGGTATTTATTGTTTTCAATTTGATGAAGAAGACATTATGCGTAGCGAAATATTAAAATATATCGTAAGTATGTTCAAGAAATTAGATAAAATAAACACACACTGATATAATACAATATGAGTAACATTTACTGTTCTAATTGTGGTACTAAGCATATTCTAGGTTCTAAATTTTGTACTAGCTGTGGAAATTCATTGGGTAGTTTTTCTAATATTAATAAACCAGTTTTAAAACAAAACGCTAATGCACCAAGAAATATTTCTAATACATCATCTAGAGAAGTAGATGAAGATGGTATCCCAACTGTATTCGTAAAGCCTTCTAGACTTTCATATGAAATTGAAAAGCCAGCAGGTAATAAATATTCTGCTAAAGATTTATTTAATTCACCTCCTGTAGATCCAAGCGAAAGAATTTCCTCTAGAGGAAATTCAAACTATAGAAAGCTAACTAAAGAAGAATTGCTATCACAATCATTAAAGGAATGTAGTTCTAGACAAACACAAGATATTGATGAATCGTAAAAAGAAAAAATTTGAAGACATGTATGAAACGATTGATCAAGTAATCAAAAAGCGAAAAAATAAATGGAAATTAAAAGCGATTACTTGGTTTGATTTTGAAGATATAGAGCAAATAATAAAGCTCCATATTTATAAAAAATGGCATTTATGGGATCAATCGCGAGCTATTGAACCTTGGGTAAATCGCATAGTTACAAATCAGATTAGAAACATAATCCGTAATAATTATACTAGTTTTGCAAGACCGTGTTTATCTTGCCCATTCAATCAAAATAAAGAAGGCGATTCTGGCGCTGAAATGTCTTGCGGATTCACTACAAATGGAAAGCAATGTAATGAATGTCCTTTATACGCTAAATGGGAAAAGATAAAAAAATCAGCATACGATGTGAAAATCACAGTTAGTTTAGAAAATCATAAAAATTATTTTATGAATGTTGAATCAACAATGAATCATGATTATAAATTAGCAGAAAATAAATTACATGATTTGATGAAAAGTTCTTTAAGCGATAAACATTATTTTATTTATAAAATGTTTTTTGTAGACAATTTAACTGATGATCAGGTTGCTAAAATTTTGAAGTTTAAGACATCAGAAAAAGGTAGAAAAGCAGGATACAAGCAAATAAAAAATTTAAAAAAAATGTTGTATATTAAAGCTCAAAATTTATTAAAAGACAACGATATATTCTCTTCTTAATATGTTAACAGACGACAACAAAGCATTTATTTTAAGAAAAATTAACGAAGGTATACAAGATTATGTTGTATTAGCTAATCTTGTTTTTAATCGCGAAGATCTAACCGGGAGAGCTAAAGAAGCTAAAGCTATAAGAGATTTTTTAATTTCAACTGGCTTTTCTAAGAAACAAGAAAAACCAAAGCCAACACAGACGGTAGAAATACTATCAAAAGAAAATTGTGAATTTATTGATCAGAATATAAAAACAGGAATCACGCCAAGACAAGTTACAGAACTAATATTTCATGAGAAGTTTGTGGGCGTTGAGAATTTAAATATTTTTATTACAGCAGAATATCGTGCAGTTCAAAAATATATTAAAGAAAAATATCCAGATTATTTAGTAGATAACGAATCTGGGGTTGGAGATAAATATTCAGTACCCCGTTCTATCAAAACGGTAATAAATAAAGCTAACAAATGGTGCGGTCAAAATATTTCTGAAGATAAGTTGTCTTTGCAGCATAGAAAATGCATGGAGAAACTCTTAACTTATTTATCAAGTCCACGATTTGTTGGCAACTATGATTCTTATAATAGCTCTACAGATAAAGAATTATTTGAAGCGGAATTTGTGCGGTCTGTATGGGACAAACCGGATTTAACAATTGATGAAATCAATTTATACATTAATGTTTGTATGGATTATATTAATCTACGCCAGATAGATATTAAAAAGAACAAGATAAACGATATGTTTAATGAGACGCAAGATCAAAAAGATTTTACTATGCGTCTAACTGAAGTTCTTAAGACAATCTCTGAAGAATATAATCAATGTGCTGGTCGCATTGATAAGAGCATTCAAAAATTGAATGGCGAACGTTCTAAGAGGGTAGAACAGACACATCAGAAGAACGCTTCTATTCTTAATCTAGTAGAACTATTTCAAGACGAACAAGAACGTAAAATGATGATTCAAATTGCAGATATGCAGAAACGGACAATTAAGGAAGAGGCTGATAGATTGGAGAACATGTCTTCATGGAAAGCTAGAATATTAGGAATAAGCAAGGAGGATGCGATTTAATGAATTTTCACTTACCATTTAATGGAGATAATTTTATTGCTAATAATTTTTTAAAATTAAAAGAAAAATTTAATATAGAAAATGCTGTTGAAACTGGAACCTTTGAAGGAGGTACTACAATTTTTTTAGCCCAGAATTTTAAAAATGTTTTTTCAATAGAGTGTGATGAACCATCATTCAAAAAAGCAGAAAGTAACATAAAAAATGCTAATGTTAATGTTAATTTGATATTTGGAAAAAGCGAAGAAGTTTTGCCATCTATTTTAAATACCATAAGCAATAACACAATATTTTATTTAGACGCTCATTGGTATAACGATTGCCCGTTAAAAAATGAATTACAATTAATAAAAAAATTTAATCTAAAACCAATTATTGCTATTCATGATTTTCTTGTTCCTGATAGTAAAAAATTAGGTTATGATACTTATAATGGTCAATCTTTTACTTATGAATGGTTAAAAGAAGAATTAGATGCAATATATGATAAAAAATATAATTATTTTTATAATAATGATATAGATAGTGAAGGAGCAATGCGTGGAATAATTTATATATTTCCAGATAATTAGTATGGAGTGCAAAGTCTGTAATCAAATATATAATAACGATAAATCATTTCATGCTCATTTAAAAAAGCATAATCTTTATCAAGCCGAGTACTATTGTAAATATTATCCAAGATATTCTCTTTATTATCGTCAACAGATACCTTTCAAAAATAAGAAACAATATTTTGAAACAGAGTTTCTTGATTATACAGAATTTTTGAAATGGGAGGCTGCATCAAATCAGGATACTGTTAAAACAAAATGCATTGAATTGCTTAAGAAAAGAATTGATGAAAAACAATATCATTTTGCGCCATTTCATAATGAGCTTATCACGCTTAACTTGCCAAGTTTAAATATTTATAAGAAATATTTTAATTCATATACGGGAGCGTGTAAGCTGCTAAATATTGAACCTCTATATAATAAAAATTTGCCAGAAATTTTTAATAAAACAAATGTTTCTCATTTGCCTATATTGGTTGATACTAGAGAGCAAGATGCTTTAGAGTTTCCTAAGTCTAAAATTGAAAAAATATTTGTAGGAGACTATTTGATCGCTGATAAAAAGTATTTTACTAATACTTTTGTTGATAGAAAAAGCGAATCTGATTTTCTTGGAACAATGGCGTCTGGGATAGATAGATTTGAAAGAGAGTTGATCAAAGCTGTTGAATTGAATTGTTATTTATTTGTGGTTGTTGAGTCTAGTATTAATAATATTTTAATCAATCAGCGTAAGTATAATAGAAAAACAAATTTAGAATATATTTTTCACAATATGCGTAACTTATGTCATAAATATCCTAGACATATACAGTTTATATTTACTGGAAGCAGAAATAAATCTTTAGATATTATACCTAAATTATTGTATCATGGTAAGTCACTATGGCAGGTAGACATTCAATACTTTTTAGATCATGTGGGAAACAGGGAACCAAGCGCCAAGGAAATCGCAGTTAATTTCCAATGAGGAATTAGCGAAGATACCTGGATATATAGAAGAACGAGAAGCGAAGTTATTGTTTTATCAATTTCTTCGCAACAATACTACTTTCGCTACTGATCTTATAACTGGTGTTAAATTATTTCCTTTCCAGCACATGGCTATTAAAGCGATGTTGGAAAGTGATTATTTTTTAGGAGTATGGTCGCGTGGTATGAGTAAATCTTATACCACTGGTATTTATGCCGTGCTTGATGCTATATTAAACCAAGGAATTGAAACTGGTATTTTGTCTCGTTCATTTCGTCAGTCTAAAATGATATTTAAAAAGATAGAAGATATTGCTGCAAAGCCTGACGCTTATCTTCTAAAACAATGTATTACAAAGATATCCAAATCTAATGATGAATGGGTAATGGAAATTGGAAAAAGCCGTATTCGTGCGTTGCCATTGGGTGATGGCGAAAAGCTTCGTGGTTTTCGCTTTCATCGTATTATTATTGATGAGTTTCTATTAATGCCTGAAAGAATTTATAATGAAGTTATTGTACCGTTCTTGTCTGTAGTTCAAAATCCTACACAAAGAGAAGAGTTGTATAATCTTGAAACGCAATTGATTGCTAAAGGAGAAATGACTGAGGAAGATAGATATATATGGCCTAATAATAAATTGATTGCTTTGTCATCAGCTTCTTTTAAATTTGAATATTTATATAAGCTTTATGAGCAATACGAGAATCTGATATTTAATCCTAAAAATAAGGAAAAGACAAAGCGTTGTATAATGCAGTTCTCTTATGATTGCGCTCCAGTTCAGTTGTACGATCAGAATCTAATTAATCAAGCAAAAGCCACAATGAGTGAGTCACAATTTTTGCGAGAATTTGGCGCACAATTCAGTGATGACAGTTCTGGATATTTCAAGATCTCTAAAATGGCTTTATGTACAGTGCCTGATGGAGAAACTCCTGCTGTTGAAGTAGTTGGAAATGCGGAAGATGAATATATATTAGCGGTTGACCCATCTTGGTCTGAAACTGAATCATCTGACGATTTTGCTATTCAAGTTCTTAAAATAAATACGGAAAAACAAATAAGCACACTGGTTCATTCTTATGCTTTGTCTGGTTCATCTTTAAAAGATCATATTAAATACTTCTTATATCTATTGCAAAATTTTAATGTTGTAGCTATATGTATGGACTATAATGGTGGAGTTCAGTTTATGAACTCATGTAATGAAAGTGAATTATTTAAAGATGCAAAAATCAATTTAAAATCAATTGCCACCGAATTTGAACGTCCAGAAGAATATACTCAGAATCTTTATTCTGCAAAAAGTGAATATAATAAATCAGATTATAAGCATGTTTTCTTAAGAAAGCCAACTTCTGGTTGGATTCGTTTGGCGAATGAATTGTTACAAGCTAATTTCGATCATCGTCGTACTTATTTTGCCAGCAGAGCTATTGATGATAATTTTAGAAGCCAAACTAAAAAACACATAGGAATTTCTGATTTAAAATTCTCAAATGCTTTGGATACTGAAAAAGAAAATGAAGAAGCTAAAATGATCGACTTTGTGGAACATTTATCAGATATGATTATGCTTACAAAAACAGAATGCGCTTTGATTCAAATAACTACTTCTGCTCAAGGTATGCAAAACTTCGATCTTCCAGCTAATCTAAAACGTAAATCTGGTCCAGATAAGCCAAGAAAAGATAGTTATTCTGCATTAGTACTTGGTAACTGGATGGCGAAGATTTATTTTGATATCAATACGACTCAAATAGATAATAGTATGGATACTTTTGAACCAATGTTTATCGCATAAGTTAAAAAGTCACTTTTAAAGTTACAATGTGTAACTATTATTAACATGAGCCGTAAATATACAAAAAAGTCAGAATATTGGAACAAATTATCTTCTGGTAATCAAGATTCTTCACAGCCTTTGGAAAATTTAATACATGGAGATCAATCTTCTGAGCCAAATTTTGTTGGTGAACCATTTTACACTCATGAAACTCGCGCATCAGATAGTGATAGAAATGGCGGTCAATTAGACACAACTCTTAGAAGAAATTTAGCTTATGTAGGTCCAAAGATTTATAAATATGGTAATATTCGTGAAGGAATTTTACCTTTTGAGGCATCTATTAATGGTTATAATATTCGCGATGCTATTGAGCTTTGTCAAAAAGCTTATGCAAATGTTGCTATTTTTAGAAATGCTATAGATATCATGTCTGAATTTGCTAATGCAGAAATTTATTTAGAAGGCGGAACTCAAAAATCTAAGGACTTCTTCAAAAAATGGATGAAGTCTGTAAGAATGTGGAATGTGAAAGACCAATATTTTCGCGAATACTATAGAAGTGGAAATGTTTTCTTTTACAAGATAAATGCTAAATTTGAAATCGCTGACTTTCAAAAAATTCTAGAAACATATGCTAATTATGATGGTCAATCATATACTACTGATATGGGTATATTACCATATCCAACTTCATATGATGTTAAAAATAAAATTCCTGTTCAATATACATTGATTAATCCTTATTTTTTAACAGTTAATAGAGCAAGCAGTTGGAACTCAGTTCTTTATGAAAAGATTCTTTCTGAATATGAATTAGAGAGACTTCGTACACCAAAGAATGATCATGACAAATTGATATTTGATTCACTTAATAAAGAAACTCAGAATAAAATTACCAATGGTCAATGGGCGCGTAATGGTCTTAATATACAATTAGATCCCACGAATATAATCTACTCTTTTTATAAGAAACAGGACTACGAACCTTTCGCTATTCCATTTGGATTTCCTGTACTTGACGATATCAACTTTAAAATGGAAATGAAGAAGATTGATCAAGCTATTTGCCGCACTATCGAAAACGTTATTCTTCTTATCACTGTAGGAACTGAACCTTCTAAAGGTGGAATTAATCATAAAAATATAAAAGCAATGCAGGGTCTTTTGAATAATCAATCTGTTGGTCGTGTTCTTGTCGCTGACTATACAACCAAAGCTGAATTCGTTATTCCTGATATGCAAAAAGTTTTGGGTTATGAAAAATATAGAATTGTAAATGAAGACATTAAAGAAGGCTTGCAGAATATATTGATTGGTTCTGAAAAGTTTGCAAACACAACTGTAAAAGCTCAAGTATTTTTTGAAAGACTTAAAGAATCTAGAAATGCATTTTTAAATGACTTTTTGCAACCTGAAATCGAAGCTATATTTAAGAATTTAGGATTTAAAGGTAAATGTCCTGTAGCTAAATTTGAAGAAGTTTCTATTAAAGATGAAACTCAATTTAATCGTGTAGTAACAAGAATGATGGAGCTAGGAATTCTACCTCCAGAACAAGGTCTTAAAGTTATTGAAAGTGGTATTTATCCTAGTGAAGAAGAGTTGGCTGCTGCTCAAGCAAAATTCGTCGAAGATAGAAAGAAAGGATATTACAATCCTATGGTTGGTGGAGTTCCTGTAATTCCTGACGATTCACTTCAATCAAATGCTGCGCCAAATAGCAAGCCAAATTTAACTAATAGAAATCCAATTCCACCAAAAGAAAAAGGTCGTCCAATGGGAGCAAAAGCTTCAGTGTTTGCGAAAGATGCAATAGCTAAAGTATTGAATCAGACAAAAGTGTTAAACGCTTCTGTAGAAGCCGCATTAAAGAAAAAATATTCTAAAAAGAATTTATCTTCTGATCAAAGAAAATTAGCTGAAGGTATTACAGAAGCAATTATCGTTGGATGTGAAGGCGTATCATGGA